AAGAGGGATTTTTTATTTTTGTAGACGAAGGTCAACAAAATCAGGTTTATTCACGTTAACGCATGGCTACGCAGAAGGATTTAGCTGAACATTTGTTCATATCACCTCAAGCGGTGGGAAACCTCGTTAAAAACGGCATAATCACAGTACATAAAGGCAGATCACCAGTAGACATAGATTTTGCGAGACGTGAGTATCTAGAACATTTAAGGAAAACACAGAATCACTACAAAAAGAGTGGTAACAGTGGAGATATTGTTGAAGAGTCTACAAGACTTAAAAAGTTCCAAGCAGACAAAGCAGAACTAGAAGTTAATCAGTTAGAAGGTAAATTGATACCTGCATCACTTGTTAGAGATACTTGGAGTGGTTTGGTAGGCAATGCACATGCTAAGTTTTTAAATATACCAACAAATTTAGCACATCAGGTGTTAGCAGCAGAAGATTACAACCAAGCAACAGATTTAATCAAAAATAGTATACATGAAGCATTAGAGGAGTTATCAGGAGATGGAATACCAGCAGAATATGCAGAACGTACTGAAACAAGTACAAGAGCAGTGGAAACCACCAACAGAACTGAAGATATCTGAGTGGGCAGACAAATATAGATTCTTATCACCTGAATCATCAGCTGTAAGCGGAAAGTACAGAACTGACTATGCACCATACCAAAAAGAGATCATGGATGTATTCACTGACCCTAAGATAGAACGTATAGTTTGGCAGAAATCAGCACAGGTGGGTGCCACAGAAATTTTGAACAATGTTGTTGGTTACTACGTTCATATGCAACCTTCACCAATTTTAGTTATGCAACCTACATTACAGATGGCTCAAGCATACAGTAAAGAGAAACTAGCAAACATGCTAAGAGATACACCAGTTCTAAAAGCAAGACTAAATGAGTCAAAAAGCAAAGATAGCTCTAATACAGTCTTATCAAAGAAGTTCTTGGGTGGAACTACGCTAAACATGGTTGGTTCTAATTCTGCAGCATCAGTTGCCAGTAGAGCAGTAAGAATCTTATGCATCGATGAAGTTGATAGAATGGAAGCAAGTGTAGGAAGTGAAGGTGACCCAGTTCTACTAGCATCAAAACGTACACAAACCTTTTTTAATCGCAAAATCTACTTATGTAGCACACCAACAGTAAAAGGACTATCCCGTATTGAAGCTGCTTTTGAGGAAAGCGATAAAAGATACTACTATGTGCCTTGTCCTGAATGTGGACACATGCAAACACTTAAGTGGTCAAATGTGATATGGGAAGACAACCAGCCTGAGACAGCAATATACACATGTGAAGAAAATGGTTGTGTGATTGAAGAATCTAAGAAACATAAGATGTTAAAGAATGGTGAGTGGAGAGCTACGGCAGAAACTAAGAAAACAGCAGGATTTCATTTAAATGAGCTTTACTCAGTATTTAGCACATGGGCATCAATGGCAGAAAACTTTCTAGAATCTAAGAAACAACCTGAAATGCTTAAAACATTTATAAATACTAGTTTAGGTGAGACATGGGAGCCTGAGCCTGAAGAAGCAGTAGAAGCAGAAGGGTTATTATCAAGAAGAGAGAGCTATGATGGTCAAAGCATACCTGATGAAGCATTAGTGCTTACATGTGGTGTCGATGTGCAAAAAGACCGTTTAGAGTGTCAAGTTGTAGCATTTTCACATAACTATGAAATGTGGGTAGCTGAATATAAAATCTTGTATGGTTCTACAGGACAGCAAGACGTTTGGAATCAATTAGACAAGTATTTGCTAACTAAATTCAAAACACATTCAGGAAGAGCTATGTCTATAGCTTGTACTACCATTGACTCAGGTTTCCAAACACAAATGGTCTATGCTTTTACAAAAAACAAGAAAGGCAGAAGAATTTTTGCAATTAAAGGACAATCACAAAGCGGAAAGACTGTTGTAGGCAAACCAACTAAAGTTGGCAAAGAAAGCAACACCCTATACCCAGTAGGAAGTGATACAGCAAAGGAAGTCATTTATTCTAGGTTAGCTGTTGAGTATGGTTACTCTACTTTGCATTTTGCAAGTGAACTAGATGAAGAATATTTTAAACAACTAACAGCAGAGCAAAGATTTGTTAAATTTGTAAAAGGTAGAAAGACTTTGTATTGGAAACAGATAAGAGAACGTAATGAAGCACTAGATACTATTTGTTATGCTTTAGCTGCTGCATATATCCTGAATCCTAACTTTGATGTCATAGAACAGAGGTTGTTAACAGGTAATGCACAGGAGCCTGACCCAAATAGAGTTGCAAAAGCTAAAAAAGGTATAAATAGAAAGAATTTTGCTACTTCTTGGAAATACTAAATAAACCAGTAACCATATTGAAAAATAAGATTTATCAAGTATTATAAGATTAGATATATCTATTTATTATGAGGTTTTTGCTTGAGCAACAAATTTGATTCAACCAACTATCCAACTGAGGTTCCTGATGAATTGCAGCTGGGTGATTTTTGGGCATGGAAAAAAGATAACTTAGCGACTGATTACCCTACTGCTGATTATTCGTTGTCTTATGAATTTAATCTCATTGATGGAGCGACTGCATCTAATTTTACCCTGACTGCCACAGAGTCAAATGATGAATATATAATTTCCACAAGCGATACTGGAAGTTATACAAAGGGTGAATATAATTGGGTAGCTTACATAACAAGGACTTCAGATTCTGCAAGGGTAAAAATGGCAGAGGGTTATGTAGAGGTACAAGACAATTATGCAACTACAAGTGCTTCAGTTAGAAGCCATGCAAAGATAGTATTAGATGCAGTTAAAGCGGTTATCGAAAATAGAGCCACTATGGATCAAAGTTCTATGTCTATTGCTGGCAGATCACTATCTAGAATGTCTATAGATGAGCTTTTTCAATTAAAAGATAGATATCAAGCAGATTTTGATGCAGAGGTTAAAAAGTCTGCAATTAAAAATGGTAAAAGCTCAAGAACAACAATATTAACAAAGTTTACTTCATCAAACACAAACAACCCTACAAGTTACACATAAAATGGCATGGTATAACAGAGTATTCAACTTTGGTTCTAAGAAGCCAACAGTTAAACGTAAATTTAAAACACAAAGAAGCTATGCTGGTGCAAATACTGGTAGGCTTTTTGCAGACTTCATAACAAGTTCAGCATCAGCAGATGCAGAAATTAAAGATAACTTAAGAGTCTTAAGAGATAGAGCTAGAGAACTAGCTAGAAACGATTCACACATAGCAAGATATTTAAACCTAATGATATCAAACGTAGTTGGTAAATCAGGTATAAGACTAAGTGAAAAAGTAAGATTAGACGATGAAGTCAATCAAGGCAAATTAGATATAAGAGCTAATAGACTTATTGAAGATGCATGGAAGCAATGGTCAAAAATGGGCAATTGCACAGCAAATGGAAGATTATCATTCTTAGACTGTCAAAAAATGGCAATAGAATCATTAGCAAGAGATGGTGAGGTTTTAATCAGAAAACTCAAAAGACCTGAATCACCATTTGGATTCCAAATACAGTTTTTAGAAGCAGATCACTTAGATGAAGATTTAAACAAGGTAAATCCAGCAACTGGTAATGAAATAAAGATGGGTGTTGAGGTTGATAAGTTTGACAAACCAGTTGCATATCATTTGTATAAAAATCATCCATTTGATAAAACATACATGAATGAGAACGAGCACATAGTTGTATCAGCGGACGAAATAATCCACTTATACATGCCAACTAGACCTGAGCAGACAAGAGGTGTTACCAATATTGCTACTGTTATGGCTAATGTTAAGCAACTAAATGCATATCTTGAAGCTGAAATAGTAGCTGCAAGGGTTGCAAGTAGTAAAATGGGTTTCTTCACGTCACCTGATGGCGATGGTTATGTTGGAGACTCAGAAGAAATAGATGGTAACCCAGTGCAAACTGCAAATGCAGGTACATTTGAGCAATTACCAGCAGGTGTATCATTTCAATCATTTGACCCACAGCATCCAACAAGTGCATTTGAGGGTTTTACTTCTAGCGTATTAAGAAGCGTGGCAAGTGGTTTAAACATTTCATATCATGCTTTAAGTAATGATTTAACATCAGTTAATTACTCTTCTATACGTCAAGGCAGTTTAGAAGACAGAAGCAGTTACCAAATATGGCAACAGTTCTTAATTGAACACATGATTGAGCCAATATTTGCAGAATGGTTGTTAATGGCGATAGATTCTAGCTATTTAACACTACCAAGCGACAAAGCGGACAAATTTATTGCATCAGCAACATTTATACCAAGAAACTTTGCTTGGATTGACCCATTAAAAGAAATGAATGCAAATGTTATAGGTTTACAAAACGGTACGGTTACTTATAGCGATATATCAGCATCTTATGGAAGAGACACTGAAGAATTGTTTGAACAACATCAAAAAGAGGTAGAACTAGCTAAAGAATATGGTATAGAATTAGCCTATCAGCCTTTTGGTGCAACTAAAGCACCTATAGAGCCTATAATTGAAGGCGGTGACGAAGATGCCTAAGCCTACAGGTGGCATGAAATCAGAAGCACAGAAAGGCTTAGATTGGCGGGAAGAGCATGGTAGAGGTGGCACTAGGGTTGGTGCTGTTAGAGCTAGGCAGATAGTAGCTGGTGAAAACTTATCAGATGAAACTGTCAAAAGAATGTTTAGCTTTTTTAGTAGACATGAAGTTGATAAAAAAGCAGAAGGTTTTAGTCAGGGCGAGGATGGATATCCTTCAAATGGCAGGATTGCATGGGCACTTTGGGGTGGCGATGCGGGTTATACTTGGTCAAGAAGACTAGTAGAAAAAATGAAAGAGGAAAAATCTATGAAAGACAAAGAAGATAGACATATATTGAACGTAAGCGAAACAGATGAATCTGTTATTGTTGAGTTTGCAAAAGAGCATGAAGAAGAAGTTGAGGAAGAAATCATAGAAGAAGAAAACTATGAAGAGCCTGAAGAAGAAAGAAAGGTTGTAGACATGCCTATAAGATATAGAAACATCGACCTTTCAAGAGCAAAATTTATAGATGAAGATACAAGAACTGTAAGAATAGGCGTATCTTCAGAAGAGCCAGTTGAGAGATCATTTGGCATGGAAATATTAAGTCATAAAGCGGACGATGTTAATATGGAATTTATTAACAGTGGACGTGCACCATTACTACTTGATCATGATATGAGCAAGCAAATAGGTGTCATAGAAGATTTCAGACTAGATGAAACTGCTAAGAGGACAATTGCAGTAGTTCGATTCGGTAAGAGTCAGCTTGCTTCAGAAGTGTTTGAAGACGTAAAGGACGGTATAAGGATGAATATTTCAGTCGGATATCGTGTAAATAAACTAATGAGGATAAAAGACTCTAAAGAGGTTGCATATAGAGCAGCTTGGACACCAATGGAAGTTTCTTCTGTTTCAGTCCCAGCAGATCAAAGCAGGCTCGTAGGGGTTGGACGTTCTCAATCTTTCAAGGAGATAAAAATGGAAAACGAAGTCAATTTAGACAACGTAAGAGCTGAATCTGCTGAAGAAGTCAAAGCTGAATTAAAAAGAAACTCAATAGAGATCAATAAATTAGGCGAAAGACACAATCAGAAAGACTTAGCTGCAAAAGCTGTAGCTGAACAGAAAACAATTGAAGAATTTAGAGGTGAATTACTTGCTACTATCGCAAGCCAACCACTAGAAACTCCAAAAGACATCGGTTTAAGCAAAAAAGAAATGAAGAGATTTAGCCTAGTGAGAGGAATTAACGCACTAGCTAACCCTTCAGATAGAGCTGCTCAAAGAGCTGCAGAATTTGAATTTGAATGTTCAGCTGCTGCTTCTGAAGCATATGGTAGAAACTCACAGGGTCTTATGTTACCACCTGAAGTATTAAGAGATTGGAATCAAAGAGATTTGAATACAACTGATGATGCTGGAATTGTTGGTCAAGACTTTAGAGGTGGAGACTTTATCGATGCATTAACTAACTCTTCTTCTGTAATGTCAGCAGGTGCTACATTATTAAGAGGATTACAGGGTGACGTAAAAATACCTAAGAAAACTGGTACTTCAACTGCAGCTTTCGTATCAAGCGAAGGAACTGCTGTTGCTGAGTCAGAAATGGCTATTGGTAGTGTGACTCTTTCACCTAAAACACTTGGTTGTTTTACAGATGTCACTAGACAGCTTTTAACCCAAAGTTCTTTAGATGTTGAGAATCTTATCAGAAATGATATAGCACAAAGCATGGCTTTAGCTATTGATTCAGGTGCTTTACAGGGTTCAGGTGCTTCAGGCAACCCAAGAGGTATCAAAAATACTTCAGGTATTAACACTGTAACATTCTCTGCTGCTAACCCAACTTGGGCTGAAACAGTAAATATGGAAAGCCAAGTAGCTGTAGATAATGCTCTACTAGGTAATCTATCTTACATTATGAGAGCTGATAACTATGGTACATTAAAAACAACTGAAAAGGCTTCAGGCACAGCTCAGTTTGTTGTAGATAGAGATGGAAGAATTAACAACTATGGCGTTGTGGTTTCTAACCAACCTACTGCTGGTGACCATTACTTTGGTAACTTCTCAGACCTATTGATTGGATTCTTTGGTGGTCTCGATATAATCGTAGACCCATATACGAATTCTTCATCAGGTACTGTAAGAGTTGTTGGTATTCAAATGATAGATGTTGCTGTAAGAAATGCAGTATCATTCTGTCTAGGTAATGACGGATAGTTTTAATGGTTTTAACCACTAAAACAGGTGGGGTGAAAGACCCCACCACTACTAATATGCATAAATATTTAATATTAAGAGACACTATAGCTAACATGCAAAGAGTTAGTGCTGGTGATGTTATTGAATTAGATCAAGCTCAAGGTTTTGATCTTGTAGCTAATAAAAAAGCAGAACTATACAAAGAAAAGCCAAAAGCAAAGAAAACAAATAGAAGTGTAGGCTTAAAAAAATCAGAATCTAAGCCAGTAAAAAAAAGAGCTAAAAAATAATGGCTTTAGAGAGTGCTGCAGACTTTGATGCATATTTAGATACCCAAACAGGGCATGGTCAAGTTGCAACTTATGGCACCACAGCCACTTTATGGGATGCAAGAACAGCACTTATTGATACTTGGCAAGATGTAGATACTTACAAGTACTATATAGACATAATTATTAATCAGGAATATTTTGGCATTGATGGTGGCACTGTTGATGTCAATGGATTTCAACCAGTTGCCTTAGTTAAAACAACTGATATACCTAATATCACTTTTGGTGATTCTTTAGATGTAACAGCAATAACAGATACTAATGGTAATATCTTAACACCTGCTACAAGCTACACTATAGTCAATGTACAACCTGATAGAACAGGTTTCACTTCATTATTATTAGAGGAAGTGTAATGGCAAATCATATTAGACAACAAATAAGAGAATATTTTGGAACAAATTTAACTGGTTTAACTACCACTGGTTCTAACGTATATCAATCAAGAGTTTACCCATTAGACAATACAAGACTACCAGCCTTATTAATTTATACGAAATCAGAAGCATCAGAGCCAATAGTTATAGGAACTGATAGAGTTATGAGTAGAGAATTGTCAGTTGTAGTAGAGGGTTATGTTAAATCTACAGCTAATTTTGATGATACTATTGATACAATAAGCAAAGAAGTTGAAGAAGCTATAGCTGCAGATAGAACATTAGGCGGTTTAGCTAAAGACACATATATTGAGTCAACTGAAATAAGTTTTAACGCGGAAGGTGAGAAGCCATTAGGTTTTGTTTCTCTAACCTTTATAAGTAATTACTATGTCAAGGAAAAAAATCCTGATGTGGCAGTATAATAGGAGATAATTATGAAAATGATTAGTCCAGATGGTAATATTTCTATAGATGCTCACCCTTCAAAGGTTGAGTCATTTTTGAATATGGGTTGGAAAGAAGAAGCAGTCCAGTCGCAAGACAAAATTAAATCTTCTTCTAAAAAGTCGAAAGACGAGGTAAAGGAAAATGGCGATACATAAAGGAAGTGAAGGCACAGTCCATGTTGGAACTGATGCTGTAGCTGAGATTAGATCTTATTCTGTTGAAGAAACTGCTGATACCCTTGAAACAACATCTATGGGTGATGCTGCAAGAACACATTTAGCATCATTGACATCTTTTTCAGGTAGTTTAGATGTTTATTGGGATGAAGTAGATACAGCTCAAATAGCTTTAACTGTTGGCACAAGCGTAACAATAAAGTTTTATCCTGAAGGCACAGCTAGTTCTGCAAAATACTATTCAGGCACAGCTATTGTAACTGGGGTTTCAAGAAGTGCATCATTTGATGGATTGGTTGAAGCTAGTATTTCTGTTCAAGGAACAGGTGTTTTAACATTAGCAACGGCATAAAACTATGAAAATAATAGAAAAGGCTAAGGCTCATTTTGATTCTTTAGAAATCAAAGAGATAGAGATACCTGAATGGAGTGAAGGAGATAAGGTTCTTAAAATATATGCAAAGCCATTAACGTTAGCAGAAATGTCTAAATTGCAAAGATATGCAAAGGACGATGATGTTGCATTAATGGCTTATTGCTTAATATATAAAGCCTTAGATTCTGAAGGTGAAAAAGTTTTTGATCTTTCAGATAAACATGCACTTATGAATGGTGTTGATAAAGATGTACTTGCAAGAGTAGCAACTGAAATCATGTCCAGTCCAAGTGTAGAGGAACAAGCAAAAAAGTAGTAGAGGATAAGGACTTATTTGCTAAATACTATCTAGCTGAAATGTTGCATTGCACATTACAGGAACTAGAAGAAAAAATGACCTTATCTGAGTTCACTGGATGGATAGCTTACTTAGAAGAAAAAAATAGGCAAATGAAAAATGGCAACTGATTATAAATTTAGAATCACCGCACAAGATAAGACCAAAGGTGCATTTAATTCTGTAAATAAAAGCGTAAATGGCACACAAAAAGCCATGAAAAAACTTGCAGGTGCTTTTGCAGGTGCTTTTGCTGTTAGACAATTAGTCCAATTTGGCAATGAAGCACTACAAGTAGCAGATAGCATTGGTAAAGTTGCTGATTCTATTGGTGTAAGCACAAAATTCTTACAACAGTATCAATTTGCTGCACAACAAGCAGGACTTACTACTGAAGAGTTTAATAAAGGTATGCAGAATTTTACCAAGATGGTAGGTCAAGCACAACTTAGAACAACTGAAGCTGGTAGGACGTTAGAAAAGCTAGGTGTGCAAGTTAAAAATGCAGATGGAACTGTTAAAAATGCTGAAGAGGTATTTGTTGATTTATTTCATGCTTTAGATAATGTAGGAAGTCAATTTGAAAAAAATGCTATTTTGGCTGATCTTATGGGTAGAGCAGGTGTAAAACTTGCTGTTATGGGAAAAGATGGTGCGGAAGCTATGCAAGATTTAGCTGCATCAACTAGCGGTGTTTTTGATGAAGAGACTGTAAGAAGGGCTGAAGCATTTAACGATGCAATGAATAGATTAAAAAGACAAGTTTTAGAGCCATTGCAAACTGCATTTATAAATACTGCAAATGCTATTTTAAGTTTTGCAGAAGCAATAGGATTAATTAAGCCTGATCTATTTACAAAATCTATGGATGAATTAAATACATCTTTAGATGTGCAAAATGCACTTATAGAAAAATATGAAAAAAATATAAAAAGATTTGGTGATATTCCTGAATTTACAAGACCTTTAGAAACGGCAAAAGAAGAAAAGGCAAGATTAGAAGAATTTATAGGTAAAAAACAAAAACAACTAGATTTACAAAAAAAGATAAATCAAACCATTACAGA